TTACAATAACGCTTTGGCCATCACTGACAGCATCACAGGGCTGACTCGCCACCCATCTTGCGTGCGTGTAATCGCATTAAAACACCACTCACTGCAAAAATACTTATGCGGATGCTGTCTTAGCCCTGCGACACAGCCCAAAGCACCGACAAGGTCATAGCTTGCGCCACGAGTTGCGCCAAAGTACTGCTGTACTTGCATCGCTGACACATCCAGCGGTAGCAAATCCCACTTGTTAGGGTCAAGTACCATTACTTTGACACGCACACCGCCATCACGATAGCTTGACGAGTAGCATTTGTAACGGTTGCCGTGCAGGTGTACCGCAATCTCGCAGTGGCTGTATTTACCACGGGTAAAAAACTTGGTAATCGCATCACAGACACGATGCCAGCGCTTGGTGGCTTTGCCGTGATAGCACGCCAGATATACTTTATTGTCCATGTGTCCGACTCCATCCTGCCGAGTAATCATAATCCAGTGGATTATCTGCCTTAAGCATCGCTAGGCGGTGGCGTTCGGCATTGGCGAAGTCGTTTTGTTCTTCGACAAGCATTGTCATGGCGATTTCATTGAGCAGAGCCTTGGTCATCGGTACAAATTCGTTATCCATCGTTTTCCACATCAGCGTCTCGGGCAAGCTTGGCAGAACCTGCAGGGCGAGATACTGTGTGCGGGTCGGGTCGTCATTATGAAACCATTTGTCGATGGACTTAATAAACACACCCCCACGGGCGTTATCGTGGCGTTTTTGCTTGATACGCTCCCACATCTCGCTTTGGGCTTTGGTTTTGAGTTCTTCAGCGTTGCCTTGTGGTGGAATAAGTTCAACAATCTCACCATCAACTAGGTGAACAACATTGTTAAAGACTGACTCACTAAACACAGACACTTCATCACGACTTGCCAAGTCTTTATGATTTGGCTCATGATCGCATTTGCCAATGTTTTTACCGCTTTCATTAAAAATGTAGTACATTATTTCACTCCAATGATGATGTAGTTTGCACGACCATTCACCCATCCAGGCGGTGAATTATGCCCTGTCAAATATGCTTGTGCTGTCACAATTCTGCCATCACAGAAGCAACGAAATCCATAATGTCGCAAGCGAGCTGATTCCCACAGGTCCCACGTGGCATTACCAGTGTTATCTTCGTGCATAGATACCATCCACTTGCACTGAGACTCAGTAAATCCGTTGGGCAAAGGGATGGTACCGCCATGGTCAATGGTGCCAGTCATCACAACAACATTGCTTGCAATTGATGGCAATGTCGTACCAATACTTACATTACCCGACCCATCAAACGACACCGAGCCTGTCACCGCGCCAGTTAGGCTAATGGTGCGGGCGGTTTGTAGTCGAGTGGCTGATGCGACATTGCTTGATGTGTAGGCTAGATTGGATGGTTTGCCACGGATTGCATCCCAAGTGTTTGACACTTCAACCCAGTTTTCCCAGCCTGTCATCGGATTGTTTCTTCTGCGCTCAAAATGGCGATGAGTGTTAAATGTAGTGAATCGTTGTCGCAGGCCGTAGGTGCTAATTATTACTTCTAGAGTACCTGCCTCGGCTGGTACTGGGTATTTTCGTTCAGCGGTGGCATTGGAATTAGCCATTTGTGCATATATGCCCCATTTTGTAATGTCGTCAAGGCTTTCACTGGTAATCTCTCGAACATCAAAATCCGTAATATTGCTAATGCTGTGCGTATGAGACGATGGCGTAAAAGTGCTTGGCTTGCCATTAATCTCGTTCCAGTTGTGCCGATGCACCGCAGGGGCTTTGGTGTTGTCCGCAATTGTAATATTTGCCGTACCGTCAAAAGCCACGCCATTGATCGTGCGGGCTGTCGCTAGACGTGATGCACTGACGGCGTTAGCTGCTTTATCCAGTTTGGCTTGATTGAGCGTATAGACCGCCTTGGATGTGGCAACTTTGCCCGCGTCATCAAGCTCAATGCTGTTTGATTTATCTGATAGCATCACGCCGTTAAGCTCGGTTAAGATGGTTTTTTGGCCTAGATAAACACCTTGAGCATCCCATGCTGTTGTGGATAGGTCAAATCTTGGTCCATAGGCAAAACCAATACCGCGCGCATTGCCATTACCCGGCGATGTCGGATGGGTGATGTGCATCTCCATCGCAGGTAAGGCGTCTGAGCCCATCATTATGGCATTAGCACGATAGAAGCCAGTCAGCTGATAATTGGATGATTTATCAGCAACCCAATCGATCGTCTTAAGACTGTCTTTGTTGTCAATCTTATCATTCAGTACTTTGCCCTGCTTAGCCGTCAGTGCCTTGGCAGCATCATCAGTGGTGAGATTATCGACAAGCTGCACCACACCCGCCACCGTCGTGCTTGCTTTATCGATGGCGTGCGTATGGCTTGTTGCAGTCACTGCATTAGTGCTTGATGCGGTGATTTGGCTTGGCGTACCAAGTGTCAGCGTGCGGTTTGCTTGTAGCGTACCGCCACCAGTTAAGCCATTGCCTGCGGTGATGGCGGTGGCTTGGTTGGCCTTGGTGTCCGCCTTGGCATCTGTCGCAGTGATTTTGTCATTCAGCACCTTTCCCTGGTTAGCCGTCAATGCCTGATCTGTGGCGGTGCTTACAAGCGTATCATTGAGTTGTACAATGCCTTGTGTTGTCGTGCTTGCTTTATCAATCGCATGGGTGTGGCTTGTCGCTGTGACGCTGTTTGTCGTGCTTGCTGTAATCTGTGACGGCGTGCCAAGTGTGATAGTGCGGTTTGCTTGTAGCGTACCGCCACCAGTTAAGCCATTGCCTGCCACCAAATTAAGCGTTTTATCCGCCTTGTTGGTGGATAGACTGGTCAGATTGGCATTGATGGCTTGCACCGATGATGCCAATTCATTTTTTAGCCATACCGTGCGGTTCGCCAGTTGCTTAGTCGGTCGGTTGGTGATGCCATTCGCCCCACCATGTACAGGGTCGTTTTCTTCGATTTGATAGACACCTGTTTCCCAGATGCTTGATTCTGCTAAATTTGCCATAATTTTTCCTTGATTGTAATTAACGACGCAATGCGTTCAATCACGCTGACCTACGCTGAGCCATGATTATATGAGCCGTCATACTTCGCCCTATTGTTATATCGAATCGGTGCTGCTTTGTAGTCGAGTACTGCCAATAGACACCTTGCCGGTGTAAATGACCGCAGTGTCCGCCTGATTTGCTCCGCTTGGTCGTTGGTGATGGGCTTGGTCAGCCTGACCGAATACCATGCCCAGCGTTCATTGGTTGGGATAGATTGCACCACTGTATGCTCATAAGTGCGTGCTTTTAGCCCTTCATCGATTTCAATTTCGCCAAAGCCAAGCTGTCTTAGCACTTCACGCACTGCCCACGGCGTACCTTTTTGGCGGTGCAGTTCGATAGCACGGGCAATCAGTCGGCGCTTAGAATCCACACTGTCAGCCAGCATGATGCCGTCATCACCTGTGACACTCCATTTCTCGGCAAGTAGTGGCGTGTATTCATCGCCAAGCAGGTCAATGAGCGTGGTCATCACTTGGTGTATCGGCAGGTTTGGCAGTCTATGGCTTAGATCCGCCAATGCCCGATACTTTGGGTCGGTCATGATGATGTCAGCATAGATGAGCTTAGCCATTGCTTCGTACCTCATCGATAGTGATAGTGATGGCGGTGCAATTTGCCCATTCGCCGTTATTGATGATGGTCTTGGCAGGACTGGTCAGCGTGACATCATAGACACCTTCGACCCGCAGTGCGCTGATGATGGCAGACGGTACGATATCCATGCCCAGTTTTTTGGTCTTATCTGACAGATAGTTTTGCAGGGCATCCACTGCTTTTGTGAGTACGATGTCTTCACGATGGCCATCTAGCAGGGTGAGTCGTGCATTGATTTGATAATCTCGCTTGATTGCACCCACCACTTCGACGGTATCGCACAATGGGCGTAGCTTTTCGGCGCTGACATGAGCCTTGATATCAGCGAGCAATCGGCTATCAGGCACGCCATCTTTGGCAAGCACAGTGATACGCACCAAGCCACCCTTTGGCGTTGCCACATTGACATCAGCCACCGCTTGACTCACCGCACGCACATGATAGTCATAAGCTGCGATAGAGCCACAGCTTGAAAAGGCTTCAGGCGCAGCCAAGATACGCCGTCGATAGCCATCATCGCTTTCTTGGATTAGACCACCGCTTGAGACATCAATATTGCTCACTCCCACCGTCATATCCGTATTGAGCGTGCTTTTGAGCTGTTTGATAGCCCTACTTGCCAGCCATTGCCCACCGTACCCACTTGATTACACTGGGCTTCGACTTCGACATAGTTAATCAGTGGCGTGATGACATCATCATTGATGGTGATAAAGCTTAGCTCATCAGTCACGCCCACCACCGTACCTTTGGGGATTAGGATAGACGGGTGCACCCCTTGTACGCTAAAGCGTAGCACACAGCGCGCTGGTGTATTTTGTAGGCGATAGCACCCCATCGGCTCACCGCACAAATCCAGTGCAATCCCTGTTGCCGTCTGTGGAAAGGTTTGGCGAAATGCCTCATTAATCCCTTGACGAGTCAGCATCTCACGATAGGCATAGACATTGATCAGCAAGCGTTCGATATGTGCAGGCTGTAGCGTTTTGCCAGTGTCTTTTTCATACTGCTCAATAGCTTGGTTTAGGATGACTTTGACATCATCATCGATGGCTTTGACATCATTTCTGTGGCTAATATCGACCATTTATAGCTCCGTTTTATAGATTTGGCGTGCGACATCATCCGCCACCGCCCACTCAATCAGGCAATGAAATTCAGGCGCAAGCCCTGTCACGCTCACTCTTTGCACGATGATACGCTTCTCCCATGTGGTAAGTGCGACATGGATTTCACGCACGATATTTGGGATAGCGACATCATGCGGATAGTCGATATAGTCGAAATGATCAGAGCCAAAGTTAGGACGCAGGACATCCGAACCTTTGCGAGTGGATAAGATATTGTGTACACATTGGTGCAAATCATCTTCGCCTTGTATGGCACTGACACCGGTCGGAGCGATTTGCCAATGTGCATGGGTCAGATTGATGGGCATAGCCTACTCCATAGATTTATGGCTAGGCTATCAAAGATGGGATAGATTGGCTTTTAGGATGGTTTTAGGATTTTGGACAAGCACCAACACCCCGCCCATAATCCGATGAGCAGGGTATTATTGACAAAATAAGATAAAAATCTTGTACTGCACCATGTACGACAATAAAACAACCCCCAAAAGTTAAACAACCTTTGGGGGTAGCTCGGTAAATGTGGGTTTATTGATTAGATGGTGAGTTTTTGGGCTGCTGTCTTAGCACATAGACAATCAAGATTCCAATGATGGCGGTGATTGCAATGCCAGCCACAACCGCTTGTGCATAATATAGTGCCACGCCTGCAATCACCAGCAGACCGACACCAAGCACTAAGCCAAACCATTGCCCGCGCTGCATTAAGACAATATTTTGTTTATCAAAATCCATCAGGGCAGTATTGACACGAATTGCTTCAGACAATTGACTGTCTTGTAGTTTATGGCGTTGCTCTTGCTCAGACTTTGCCATCTGCATGACTTGTTCAACATATTTTGGGTCAATTTTATTCAGCTCATGCAAAAACTCGGCAGGTGGATAGGGCGAGTATTCCTCCACTTGCTCAAACTGGGCTTGCAAGCCCCGTTCATCTTGAGTGGCTTGCACTCGTGTACCTTTACGCTGTTTTTGGCTCATAGCATACCATACCCAAAGATTTACCTACTTTTTTACTGGCGTTAGAAATATCCACACCAACCGCTTGCCAATCTTGGGCGATATCGTTTGGCTGTAATTCCATCTTGGTAGGTCGAATGTAGCGCGGTTCAGCTGCTGATGTACTTGGCAACAACACCATCGCTGATAATACACCTTCCAAAAATGGCGATAGTTTACTCATATCAACACCTTGTTTAGTTAGGTACTTCATTATAACCCCAGTGATGACAAATGACAACCTTTGTAAATTCTGACTTGCCAAAAAAATGCGTCAAGCTCAATTACTTATTCCCCTTTGCCCGATTATGACTCACACATAACATTTCACAATTTTCAATGCCCGTTAATCCGCCTTTACTCCAAGCGGTAACGTGGTCGGCTTCCATTTCTTTTAATGCCCAAATTTTATTTTTATTGGCATTATCACCAACAGCGCATAATGGGCAATTGGAATGATTATTGTCTTTCGCTTTTTTAGTTTGTGCATTATAGGCAAGTTGTTTGGTTTTGTCATCAAACATACGAATATCCAGCAAGCGTTTATCACTTTCGCCACCCAATAGATATTCCCAAATGCCTTTTTTGTTTTTCACACTTGGGTCATCGTATAACTCATTCACTTTTTTGGATAATTCACTGGGATTATAGGGATTTTTGCCATAAGTTTCATATAACTTTCCCCATTCCAAACCGCACATTTCTTTTTTGATATCAACAAATGTGGTCGTTATCCAATCCATCACGGTATTAAAATAGGTTTTTAATTCATTGATGTTATCATCATAGCGATGACGGCTCATATAATCGCTGATATTGCCACGACTTACCCAATCTAAGGCACACGCCAAAAAATCTTGACGAAGTGGCGTGCCTTTGACAAAAGCCGACCATTTTTGAATATTGGCATTTTGTGAATTGCTAAATTCTGCTTTGGCAAGGGTTATAAAGCTACCTGAATACACCGCATTCAATAATTCTTGTTCATTTAATGGCACACCAGCGATATTGATGGTTTTAAACCATTCTTTAATTTCGCTTTCTGCGCCATTGCATTCATACACCAAAAGTGTGGTATTTAAAATCAAATTCTGTTTATCTTGTGGCAAACTACTAAAATATTGCGGAATATTTTGTTCATTGATAATGGCAAATTTATCTTTGACAAAACGCCCAATACTGGTAATCCGTTGTTGTCCGTCCAGCACTTCAAAAGTATCTTCGTCTGTTTGATTAAAATAAATAAGCCCAAGCGGATAACCTTTTAAAATGGAGTGAATGACTGCCACATCTTTTTTGCCGTCTGCATAAATATAATTGCGTTGATATTCAGGTTGAATAGTGAGTTTACCATTTAAGCCAAATAAGCCTTTGCCTTCTAATTCATTATAAACAAACCCTTCGCACAACTGGGCAATAGTAATTTGAGTGTTTAGTTTGGTTTGCATTAGTTTATTCCTTTTTTATGGCGGATTAAAATTCTTTGATAAACTTTTTCTAACCTATTATCAATTTCTAATACGGCACTTGCATTCAAATCGTAATTTCCTTTTTTACCAAACTTTGCAAAATAAGCATTTGATTTTTCTTGGCTTGTATAAACTTTTGTTTTCAGATTGTACAAATCTTCATTTTCACACATTCCCAAAATCTCAAATTGTTCAGGGCAATATTTATCCAAAAATGAAATCGGCACGCCCATTACGCCATCAAAATCAGCAGGAATGGCATTGGTAAATGGCACTTCTATGGCATTGTAATTATCATATTGTTGATAAGCATTTTTGCCGTCTAATTTTTTATTGAATTTTAAATTATCATCCATCGTCATTAACTGTAATGGTTGATGACGACGACCGTGTTCTAGACTGGTAAACCAACAAGAATTACCTAAACGGGTATAATCACCAATATAACCTAAGCGTTCTGCTTTTTTACGGTCACTTTCAGTAACTTCCGTACCTTTTGGGACTGCAAAAACCATATCATTGCCATTGCCTGTTGCTCCAAGCCAAAGTGTATTACCACTAATTAAAGGAAAAATCTCTTTATAAGTAATGGCATTCATATTGCCAATAATGACAAATTGTTTATCCGCTTCCATAATCCACGCCACAAACTCACGAAATAGGGAAAAAGGTGGATTGGTAATAATCATGTCCGCTTCATCACGCAAGGCTTTGATTTCATCACTGCGAAAATCGCCATCGCCTTGTAAATACTGCCACTGTAAATCTTGTAAATCAATCACACCATCAGCATTATTATCTTGAGTGAGAGTAAAAATCTTACCTTGTTGAATAGATTTTTCTGTATCATAAAGCGGATTTTCACTTTCAAATAAACTAGGTTGATAGCTATTATTTAAATTTTTGCTTTGGTGAGCGAAACTTGTACTGATGAGCTTTTTTAAGCCCAAACGAGCAAAATTTTGGGCAAAATAGCGAGTGAAATTAGACCATTCAGGGTCATCGCAAGGCAGAAAAATGGTTTTGCCACGAAAGACATCGGCATCAAAATCAAGATAGGCGTTCATCTCTTTTTCGATGTCGTGGTACTGCGTGTAAAACTCATCGTTTTTGGCTTTTTTGGCGTTGGAGAGATTGGAGTTTTTGGCTTTTGGCATACATCAACCCCCAGCTACTTGCAAGGTTGATGAAGAGATAGTTACATTACTGTGCTGCGCTGTGCTGTGCTGCATTGCAAATCCTTATGGTTTAGCCAATGGTTTTTTGTTAATTTTTGATATTTACCCCATCACGGCAAATATGTATTTTATTATACATGATGAACAAGATATCGTACATAGACTCATCAAGCAATCAAATCATTCACCAAAACAAAAAGCCAAATAATTTACACGAAAACGCATAAAATACTTGGCTTATTATGTATTCTAGTATATAATATAAACCATCAAATAGCAAGCCTGCTATCTGATGAGCAGTAAGGCTTCAACCTTACCGCAAACAAGGAGTAAAACGATGAAAGCCATTCTCAAAGTGCTTGCAATCATCGCTCTGCTGTTGCTAAGCTACCCAGCTTACTAACAGTAAACGCCTAAAGGTGGTAACGACACCCAAGGCAGGTTAGGTGGAAACGCCTAGCCACTCCTTACCTATTATCTTAGCACCGATAATTTAAAAATCAAGGACTTTTTTATGTCAAATGCACGCCAAAAAGCCACCAATACCTACCGCACCAAAGCACTAGCCAATATCGCCTTGGTCATCAGCCACACCGAGCCTGATGTCTTGGTGGCACTTGAGACCATCATGGCACATCATGACACATCCAAGGCAGGAGCGATTAAGACAGCATTGGTTGAGTACGCCAAGACACTCACCCCTTAAGCAGGCCCGCTCGTCCGTCCGCCACCTGTCTGCACACCACCATGCGTATGCGTCGATAGGCTCACGCCTGCACCAGTCACACCCCCTGCTGCATTGACAGTCTGTGCGACGCTGACCGCCCCTGTGATGGTCACATCACCATTGAGCGTGATGGATAGGGCATTGATAGTGACACTGCTTGCGCTGACAGTCACAGCACCGCTTGTCTGCACCGCCACCGCACCACTACTGCGGTCATGGCTGATGATAGTGCCATCAAGATTGACCAAATCGACACACAAGGAGCAGTCGCATGATTAACTACCACCTATCCAATGCCGAATACCACGCCCACCCTGCCGTCTCATCGAGTCAGATTAAGCACATTCTGCGCACGCCTGCCCACTTTAAGGCAAGCCTAGAGACATCCAAAGAGCCGACCGAAGCAATGAAATTGGGCTCGCTGGTGCATACGCTACTGCTTGAGCCGCATCTGGTCGATGATGAGTACACCGTCATGCCCAAGTTTGACCGTCGTACCAAGCAAGGCAAGGCAGACTATGAAGCATGGCTTGAGCACAACAGCCACAAGACAGCCATCACCGCCGAGCAGATGGACACCGCCATTGCCATGACAGACAGCCTAGTCACTAGCCGAGTGGCACAGCTACTCAAGGTCAATGAGACAGCCTGCGAAGCGTCGATTTTCTATACCGACCCTGCCACAGGCATTGATTGCCGTGTGCGTCCTGACTTTATGATTAAGCCGTGTGATGCTTTCCCAAATGGCTTGATTGTGGACCTAAAGACCACGGACAACGCCAGTCCGACAGCGTTTATGCGTACGATTACCAATTTTGGCTATCATCTGTCAGCGGCGATGTATCTAGATGGCTATGAAGCCGAGTTTGGTGTACGCCCTGCCTATATTTGGCTGGTGGTTGAACGAGATGTACCCTATGCCGTGGCAAGCTACACACCGACCGATGAATACTAGAGCGTGGCAAAGCCGACCTAGACCGTGCGCTTGCCACCTTACGCACCTGTATGGACAGCGACCATTATCCTGCGTATAGCGGTGAGATTATGGCGATTGATTTGCCAAAGTGGGCTTGATTGACAATTTTATAATTTGGGTTATAATTAATTGACCGCTGTATGCGGTTAATTAATTATTTTGGACGACCGTTATGCTTAAAAAATCAAAAACCAAGGTATTGCTACCAAAAAAAGAGCGTCTTTTGACTGCTCAAGCGTACTTGTTGGACATTGAGCAGCGTCAGGATATTATCAAGGAAGTGGAATTTGTACCGCCAAAGCTGGGAGAAGCAGGTCTTGGCTCATTCCGAGTGCGTTATGATACCCCTATTTGTTTTCCACATAATTAAGCAAGGTGCATCATGAGTAAACTCTCCCCATTTTTAGAAGGCATGTTATCAGTGTTCCTACTGGTGCCTGGCGTGAGTACCGCCAAGCCCAACTATGTCACTCCAGCTGAAATCACAAAAGAACCAATTGAGCAGCTGACTGCTCACCAGCCTTTTGTAGAAGTAGGTCTGCTAATGCAACACACTGCACAAAAGCAAAGAGCATTAGATCATGGCAAATAATGACAGCTTAACACAAGCGGATGCAGAAACTGAAGTTGTAGAAACAACTCTCACCATGTCACACATGGAGGTGCAAACACCATTCTTACCGCCACAATACCTAGAAGAGTATGAAAAAACCGTTCCAGGTTCTGCCAAGCAAATGTTTGACATGATTGTAACTCAACAAGAATTTAACATGGAATTAAAACGCCATGAAATTGATTTTAATCAAAAAAATTTGCAGCGTGTGATTGATGTAGATCATGCCAATTTAGCTGAACAAAAAAGGGCGAGCCAAATCAAGTCTCGTGGACAGGTTTTCTCTTTTATATTATCTTTGTGTTTAATTGGTTTGGCAGGATGGTTTGCTTATCTTGGACACACCTTTCTTGCTGGTACAGCATTAACTTTGATTATTGGTGTAATTACTGTGTTATTTTTGCAAAAACAACATAAAGAACCAAACCCACCAAATAACGAGACATAGTTTCTAAATAGTCCACCCCCACTTTAGGCGGTGGATTTTTTACACCCCAACCCCTTGCAATTCGCTAAAACTTGGGCTATGATATCTCACAAGGTGTCAGAACCTAAGTACATAGCGGTAAATATCGCCCCGAAAGACTGCGATTTTTTTATTGCCAAAATTTAAGCTCCGCAAATTTGCGGAACATAAATATCAAAGCAAAGCCCTTTCAAATTTCCAGTTCTCAAATTTGAGAAGTGCCAAATTATGTTAGGGGGGCGGAGAAATAAGGTAGCTTGCTACACGAATAATCCCAGCCGACTATGTACGGCTTCTGAACCCCCTAGCACCCTATTTTGGGTAAATTTCAGAAAATTTACATAGGAGTTCATCATGAACTTAATCATCTCTATCCCAACCCAAGCCGACTTTATCGTCCGTGAGATTGGCGGCTTATATTCCCTAAATGATTTGCATAAAGCCAGTGGCAATGAAAAACGCCACGAGCCTTATGGCTTTCTACGCAATCAAGAAACCCAAGTGCTCATCACTGCCATTGAACAAGACGGCACAGTCGCTTACAACACCATCATCGGCAAAGGCAAAGCCCAAGGCACTTATGTCTGCCGTGAACTTGTTTATCGCTATGCTATGTGGATAAGTGCCCAGTTCTCTTTGATGGTCATCCGTGCGTTTGACCGTATGACCAAAGGCGAAACCATCCCTTGCTTAGCCAAGCCAACCAACACCATCACTAGCCAAGATGCGGCAAACATCAAGCACTTGGTGCATCTGTGTGGCACACCCCTACACGCCTCTGGCAGTGCCAGATTCGCCATTCATGCTCGCCTGCGTGAGCTGACTGGTACTACAGGTGGACGAGCCTACACCACCGAGCATCTACCACTGATTGCTGATGAGTTGGTACGCATCTATCATGTGCTGAACCAATACGGCACCAAACGCCGTGCCATCGAAGCCGACATCATCCGCCATGTCATCCGTGATGGTCGTGATGAAATGCTCCCTGCACTGCTTGATGAGATGGACAAGCTTGCCGAGCTCAGAGCAGACAGTTTTTTTCCGACGGTGGATAAGCTCATTGCCGAGCCAGTCCGCCGACTGCTGAACCGCCAATAATCCACCCCCCTATCTGTCACTTGCCACCGTTGGCAGGTAGGGGCTTTGTACGCCCAAATTTTAGGATAGACCCATGAAAATCAAGAAAATCACTACCATCGTCGAGATTTACGAAGTGCCAGATGACACCGTCATCCCCTATGGCAGTCAGCCCGTGCTACCTGATGACCCCATCGAGATGCACCGCTGGCATGATTTCCAGACTATTCAAGGAGAACCCCATGAATAAAAAACACGCCCAACAGCAGTTTATCACCGGGCTCAAAAAACAGCTTACCCTAGCCCATCGCATGATTGACGAGCTCAAAAACGCCAATCACGCCATGAGCCTGCATATCCAAGACCTGCAAGGCGAAATCAGCACCGGCAACCAAGCCATCAATGAGCTCGCTGGCATCATCCGTGAGATGGACTATATGATTATGCACCCAGATGGTGCTGTCATCAGCCACTTTATCCAAACCTACCGTGAACACAAATTAGGAGTCGCACAATGAACGAACTTGCCACCACCACCCAAAACCAAATCGTCCTAGATGATGGACTGTTTGACAAATGCCACCGCCTAGCCGAGATTATGGCATCAGGCTCATGCACCATCCCAAAGCACCTACAGGGCAAGGTGGGCGATTGCTTTGCCATCATCGGTCAGTCAATCCGTTGGGGCATGGATCCTTATGCCGTTGCCCAAAAGACCCATCTGGTCAATGGCACACTAGGCTATGAAGCACAGCTGGTCATTGCCGTGATTAATGCCAAAGCACCGATTGTTGGGCGATTGAAGTTTGATTATTTTGGCGATTGGTCAAAGGTCAAATCCAAAGATGATAAGTCCGATGATGTCGGCGTGGTGGTCTCAGCCATCATGCAAGGCGAGAGCGAGCCGACCACGCTATCTATCAGCATGGCGCAGGTAGGCACAGTGCGAAATTCACCACTTTGGACTGCCGACCCACGCCAACAGCTTGCTTATCTAGGTGCCAAGCGTTGGGCACGCCTGCACTGCCCTGATGTCATTTTGGGCGTTTATACCCCTGATGAATTGGCAGATACCGCACGAGAGCCCAAGCCCATCACTGCCACCGTCACCGACATCAATGCTATGGTAAATCAAGCAGTGGCACAGGTGAGCGCACCTGCCGCACCGGTTGCGCAGATTGAGCAGGTGGATACTGCCAAGCTTGCCGAGCAGATTGTCCGTGCTGATGACATTGACAGCCTAGATGCTTTGGCACAGACCATCGGTCAGCACCGCCAAACTGGGGCAATCAATGACGATGAGCGCACCATCCTAGGCAATGCATTCAAGGCACGCAAGCTATATCTGACCATGCGTGATGACATCACACAGGTGACGCTCGATGAAGCCGAGAATGCACGCCGTGTGCTGTATGACAACCAAGCCAAGCTATCGCCTGATGACTTTGAGAGCTTGGATAATCAGTTAGATTACCATTTAAATCAATTGATGGAGCAACAGTAATGACAACCAAATCCCAACAATCCCACACCTTACTGCACCCCCAAGGAATGAGCAGAACCAAAGACATTTTGGCATTAATTCCCATCAATCGAACAACGCTTTGGCGGATGGTGAATAAAGGGCGTTTTCCAAAGCCAATCCGACTATCTAGTAATATGGTGGTATGGAAAAATGCCGATATTTTGGCATGGATTGATGAGCAAGGGGGTGATGAATGATTGAAAGTATTGCAGAAAAATACAGTCAATATCTCAAAGAGCATCTATTGATGGATGGCAAAACCGCCATTCTATTAAGCGACGATACCATAGTTGGATTTGATGTGTACAGATACCTAGATCACAAAGAAGATGTTTGTTTGTTTATTCATAAACCTACTGGTGACAAGTTTTACCTTACAGCACCAGAGGTAAATGAACTCTACGTCTTCTTATATCATTTTGACAAGCTGATTTTGGGAGAAGATTAATGAGCTATCGCACACAGATTTTAGATCATCTGATGTCAGGCGATACGCTAGATCCAATCAAAGCACTCAACCTTTTTGGGTGCTTTGCCCTATCTCAGCGCATCACCGATCTCAAAAAAGAAGGCATCCCAGTCAAAAGACGGATGGTCACCGCCAACAGTGGCAAACGCCACGCCATCTACTGGCTGGAGTCTGACTATATCCACAACCAAAAGGAGCAAGCGGTATGAATCCTTTTAATGAATTAAAAGTAACTATCAATAGTATTAGAGATTATGGCAAGTATTAGGGGTTGAGAATGACTAACAAAGAAAAATTAATTGACTTATTAAAAACTCAAGAGTTTGTCTTAAAAGCACTCGGGCATACGCAAATTGCAGATGGTGTGAATCATGCAATTGACATGGTTAACGATTTTGACGATTGGGAAAAAATTGTTGATTGCGAAGATAGTTTGCCAGAAGCCGATAGTACTGTACTAGCACTTGCAAACGGTAGAATTAGAGTTTTGACTTATGAGGTTGTCCGACACGATGACGATTATAGCCACTGGTGGAATGATGAAGATGGCGAATTTTGTTATTACATTGATAGCGGTGATGTCACCCACTGGATGCCACTACCACAACCACCCAAGGAAACACAATGAGCGTCAATAAAGTCATTTTAATAGGAAATTTGGGCAATGACCCAGAAATTAAGCAATTTGATAACGGCATGATTGCCACCTTATCGGTTGCCACAAGCGAGCGCTGGACGGACAAAACCACAGGCGAGCGTCGTGAGCAGACCGAGTGGCATCGTGTGGTGCTTAATAACCGCACCGCTGAGATTGCCGAGCAATACCTGAAAAAAGGTGCCAAAGTCTATATCGAAGGCGGTCTTCGCACCCGCAAATGGACGGACAAGAACACAGGACAAGAGCGTTACAGCACTGAGATTCGTGGCGATCATATGCAGATGCTAGGCACTCGTGACGATAACCCACAGCCCACAAGCTACAACCGCACCACCCCACCACAAGGCTATGTGACCCAACCAGCACAGCCTACAGGTGGGGATGATATACCGTTTTAAGGAGCTGTCATGAAATCCCGCAAACAAAAAATCGCCAAAAAAGCCAAACAAGGATTGCGTAATTATCAGCGTAAGCTTGACCATGAATACAGGCTACAGGCAGAACTTGGCACAGAACGCTTTGGCTATTGGCAATTTCCGCTGTACGGTGTCAGTGCTCGTGAGATATACGCCCGCAGCACTTGGTTTGGCGATTGGCAACAAGACAAGCCACCACAGGGCAAGCGTGTGTATCACATTGAGATTGTGATCAAAGAAAAGGTAGTCAATCGCACTTTTGTCGATGGCTATCGCACCGAACCCTGCCATTTTGGGGATATTTACGGCGTGGTGGTCAATCATTTGGATGAATTGTACGAGCAAAACCCACAGCTAAGCCCAAATAGCTATCAGAGTTTTGCGAGAATTAGAACTTAAAGGAGCTAGATTGTGAAAAAGTATTTAACATCTAACGAAATTTGTGAAATCTTTGGCATTTGCAAAATGACCCTAAGCCGTTGGGAAAAACGACACCCAAATGGTGAACCATTTCCAAAGCCCGTCATGGGTGGCGGATTGGGCGGTGGTGTCAAACGCTATTTAAGCCAAGAAGTTCATGAATGGGAATTGAAACACACCGCCAAATAAAAGCCCAGCAATGGGCTTTTTTTTCGTCCAACAAAAGACTATAATGCAACAAATCACATCATTCAAAAACATATCATCTCATCATTCTGTGTACATAATTGTGTACATAATTTTAAAATAAAGAAAAATATCAATGAACAACCCTAACAAAATCAACCACCTAACCACCATTTCAGTGATTGGGCATACCAATGTCGGCAAGACATCGCTACTGCGTACACTGCTTAGAGATAGCCAATTTGGTGAAGTCAAAAACGCATCAGCGACCACACGCCATGTCGCCGCTGTGCAGATTTTGGCACAAAATGGCTCGCCACTGGTTACCTTGCATGACACCCCAGGGCTTGAAGATGCCACAGGCGTGATGGACTTTATCCAAGATCACACCGATGGGCGTGCCGATGGTGTGGAGCGGTTGGCAGGATTTTTGCAGGCGGTGGATGATGGAGATGCTCGGCTGACGGATGATTTTAGCCAAGAAGCTAAAGTCATCAAAAGCCTACTGGATGCCGACATCGCCATCTATGTCATCGATGCGCGTGAGCCTGTACTATCCAAATACAAAGATGAGCTGGCGATTTTGGTAAGTTCGGGCACGCCGATTTTACCAGTGTTTAATTTCATTCATCAAGGACAGGACAATATGCCGATGTGGCGTGAGATGCTGTCTCGCCGTGCACTACATATCACTTGTAGCTTTGATACGGTGGCGTTTGATTTTGAGAATGAAATGCAGCTGTGGGATAACCTTGAAACCCTATCCAATCACGACACCAATATCCAAACGCTCAAAAACGAACGCCAAGACGCATGGCATGAGATGATGGAAACTGGCAGTCAGATGATTGGTGATTTTCTCATCAATGTTGCTGCCTTTAGCCAAAAAATCGACCAAGACGACGACCCTGCACCGACACTGTCTCGGATGCAAAATGCCGTGCGACAAGGCGAGAGCATCCTACATGGACAGCTACTTGCGCTATATCGCTTTTATCATGCGGATGTCTCAAGTGATACGCTTGCCATCACAGGGGCGACCCAAGACATCTTTGATAGCGAGCTACTTAGCCATTATGGTATCCGCACCGCAGGCGGTGGCATGGCAGGTATGCTGATTGGTGCAGGGATTGATGTGGCGACGCTTGGGGCAAGTCTTGGGCTGGGTACGGCGATTGGTGGCGTGCTCGGTGGCATTTTGCCAAATAGTGGCGCAATCAAGGATAAGGCGATGGGCGTACAGACCTTGACCATTGATTATGCGACCATCACCCTGCTTGCCGCTCGTGCCCAGACCCTACATCACCATCTACGCCATCGTGGGCACGCAAGCCTAGATGCGATACACACCGATGGCAATCAGCTACCGTGGCAGACGGACAAAGTGCCATCCGCCATCAAAAAAGCACGCACGCATCCGCATTATTGTAGTCTGACTGAAGCTTATCATGATAAGGCGATGCTTCGAGCCGAGCTTGCCGATCAAGTGGCGGATGTACTGATTGGGCATTTGGAAGTATTGGTGTGAATTTGATGGGTGGTTGATGTGGGTGTAGTGTATTGTAGAGCTACAATACACTGCTGCAAAGCTTATACTCTGGATAAATTTCTTTATATTTTTCACAAGCATCATATAATAAATTTTTAAATTCATCATCAGATACAATCAATTTTTCCTTTCCAATAAAAAAGCACACCCCGCTAAAATGATCTTCTTCATAATGGCTTTCAGTATCTGGAAATATACATCCAATATCATTAAACACAAAACCATGCCTATTCATAAGGCAATCCACAACTTCCAAAAAATAGTTATCCTGATACACCAAATTAAAAAACAACTTAGCGGTTGAAAATTTAGGCAAATTCAATCTTGAAGTGCAACACACCCAAAGTTACATTTTACCTCAAGTGGTGTTTTAAATCCTAGCACTTTTCTTGGTCTGTTGTTTAAATTGGACTCAATTTGCTTAATTTGCTCCTCATCAAGATTATCCAATCTAACAGACTTGGGTAGAAACTGACGAATTAGTCTATTGGTATTTTCATTGGTTCCTCTCTCCCATGAGTGGTACGGTCTGGCAAAGTAAACTTGAGTGTTTAGTGCTTGCTCTATGCGTTCATGCAATGCAAACTCTTTGCCATTATCAAAGGTAATGCTTTGCACTTGTTCATCTTTGAGTAAATCAATACAAGTGTGTGCCACCAATATTGCTTTGCGGTTTGGCAGTGCTTTTATTTTGACTTCTCGTGTGGCTCTATCCACCAAAGTCACTAATACCCCTTGATGTCTTTTGCCAACCACGGTATCCCCTTCATAATCACCCAATCGTTGTCGTTGTTCGATGATGTTTGGTCTATCAGCAATGTCTTTACGATTGGCAATCTGTCCACGCCTATCATGGGCTTTGTAGCCACGTTTACGATAGGTTTTTTGACAACGCAGATAAGTGTGTACTCTGCCACCTTTGGCTTTATCAGCATAGATGTATTGATAAATGGTTTCATGACAAGGAACATCTGTCCAACCTAATACTTTAAGCCTACCTGTGATTTGTTCAGGGGAGTAGTACTTACTTAACAAGTGCTTGATATAAGACCATGCAAAGTCAGATAGATGATAGGTGTTGTTTGCCTTACGTTCTTTGGCTTTGGCATGAGCTTGTTTGGGTCGATAACCACGTAAGCCTGTGTTGCGTTTTATTTCACGGCTAATGGTGGATTTATGATAGCCTAGTCGTCTGGTGATTTCACTGATTGAAATATTGCTTTTCAAATCTGCTGAAATTTGGTATCTTTGTTCAAGAGTAAGATGTGTATATGTTTGCATGACGTTTCCGATAGGTGAGAGTTGAAGAAGTAAGTGCAACAGTGCATATCTTACTTCTTTTTTCTATTTACTGAAATGTTGCAGTTCGAGGTTGAATTTAGGTTATCCAAAGTGTCTATTTTGTGAAAAATTACATTCATTCAATCAAGCCTTTGTTGGCAAAATTTAATACAACCATTGGATGAATTTAAAATTCCCATAAGGATTGATTAATTCAACTTCACCAAATCCAAGCGCTCACCTTCAAACAGCTCCATATCAGGGGCAAGCGTCACCATAAAGCGATCAAAGTACAACAGCTGCTTAACCAGTAGCGCAAAATCTCTCGGAAAATGGATGCCGTGTCTTTTGCCAATCTCCACCATCTCAAGCATCATGGCGTTTAGACTGTCGTTGTTGGCATTTGCTTGTGGGTTTTGGGCTTGGTTTGGGACGACCTTACCAAGCATCTTACGCAAATCTTCTGCTAGGCGGTCAATATCCATCTTGTCACTGCTGTGTGTCATGCCGATATTCACCATCGCTTGTGCCATCCCCCGATAATCACTGATTTGTAGGCTCTGCACCAAACTAAAACACGCCTGCAAACTGCTTGGCTGTATCCGCCCCATCAAGCCAAAATCCAAAAATGCAATACGCCCATCATCGAGCAGCATCAAGTTGCCTGCGTGCAAATCAGCATGAAATTCACCCGTCATCATCAAGGATAAGAACCAAGTATCAAGCACATCGCTCATGATTTGCTTACTGTCTCGCCCTACTGTGCCGTCCCAAATTAGACTCTCATCAATGAGTGATTTGCCCATCAACAGATCCATGACCAGCACTCGCTTGGTGCTAAGTTCGTGATGTACGGTAGGTGCGGTGACTTTGGTATTACCGACTTGTTTTAGATGTGCCAAAAACTGCTCAATATGGCGACTTTCGGCGATAAAATCCGTCTCTGCCAGCATCCGAGTGCGAATCTCATCGACAATGGGGGCAAGATTGGCGGCTTTTAGGTTTGGCACAACTTTTTCAAGCGCCCAAAACACGCTGTGCAGTACGCTCAGATCCGTATGCATCACCGTGCCGACATCAGGTTTTTGCACCTTGAGCGCCACTTGTCGTCCATCGGTCAGCACCGCCTTGTGCACCTGCGCGATACTCGCCGATGCCAATGGCACAGGATCAATATACGAAAAAATATCGCCCAAGCCACGACCATCAGTCTCAAGCTCTTCGATCAGCACCGAGCGTATCTTGGCAAATGGCACAGGCGTCGTCTGATCCAGACAGCCCTGAAAAGCTAGCACATACTCACGGGGGAAAATCGATGGCGTGCTTGCGATAAATTGCCCAAGCTTGATATAGGTCACGCCCATCTGCTCAAAGGCTTCGCGCAGTAGCTGCGCATCCATCTTATCGCCTTTTGCGACTCTGAGCGCAGATAGGCCCGCGACACTGGCGGTTTTTTGGATACGGCTAAGCACCTGCACGCCTTGATGCAGACCTTTTTTGGCTAGGGAAAATGGATTTTTTGGCAT